GGGTGCGAAGCTCACCGAGTTTAGCAATAAGCTGCGGGAAGAGAACGTAACCAAGACGGTCAAGGAACTTTGTGATCGTGCAAGTGCTAAGGGTTACGCAATTCCTGTTCCTATGAGAGATTCGCTTACGGCTACTCTTATGCAGCTTAATGATGCTGCTACTTCCAAGGTCATTCTTGATGGATTCAACCAAATGGTTGATTCTCAGATTGTGGCCCTTGGAGAGCGTGGGTACCTCCGTAATAAGGTTAATGATGATGGTAAGACTTCAAGTGATGAATTCACTGAGGAAGTCAAGAAGCTACAGGAGAGTGACAAGACTCTTGGTTTTGCGGATGCTGCTGACATCATTGCTGCGAGGAATCCGGATCTTTACCACAGATACCAGGAAGATGCGTATTCCTTTGGAGGTGACAACTAATGGGTGTCGGCCAGAACTATGTGCTTGACAAGGGCTTCCTTGCCACAGGTGCTACTGCCTATGCCACAGGTGAGATTGCCAAGGTTATTGCGGGTGCAGGTGGATTCAGCACCACGCTTAATAGTGTTGTTCGTAACACTACTCTAGGTGTCGCTACTACTGCAGACACTATGTGGGTAGTTGTTATGGAAGACCTAGACACTGTGCGTCTTGCTACTGGTAAGGCATTTATTAACTGTTCCATGTTGGGACTTGCACGGGTACTTGTAGGCGCTGCTGTTACTGCCGGTAAGTTTGTTACGGCTGATACAACTGCGCGTGCCGTTCCTATCACTAAGGCCATTGCTGGTGCTCAGCCTATTCCTGCTTTGGGATATGCGATGACTGGTAATGCCACTGTCGGTGGGTTTATTGATGTCCTGCTTACTCCAGGCGTTAGCATCTAAAAAGGAGGTGTAATCAAAATGGCAAGGTTCGATAGAGGAAAGACTCTTTCAGTTTATCAGCCTACGGGAACCGGCAACGTTCACATTGATGCCGTTCTTACAGAAATTTCGTTGGGCTGGCCGAATAACTCTCTTGTTGGTGAACAGCTTTTCCCAGCAGTGGGTGTTAGGAAGCAGTCTGATAAGTATTACGTGTTCGGCCGTGAAGCTTGGTTGCCAGAAGTTGGCGACTACCGCGCTCCCGGTACTGAGGCTAATGAAATTCCAGGTTTGAAGCTTTCTCTGGACTCGTACTATGCTCAGGAGCACGCGCTACAGATTCCTGTTACTGATGAAGAGCGTGAGAACGTTGATTCACCTCTTTCTCCTGACCGGGATGGTACTGAACTCCTTACTTCTAAGATTCTTCTTAGTCGTGAAGTTGCCATGCAGACGTTAGCTACTACAATTGCTAACTTTGCATCTGGTCTGAGCATTGATATTTCTGCTGTTTCTGCTTCGCAGTGGAATACTTATGCTACGTCAGACCCGATCGGCATGGTTCGTACTGGTACTCGTGCCGTCCATGCCAAGGTGTTCATGGAGCCTAATACTGCCGTCATCCCTTACCAGGTTATGTCGCAGTTGGAGGATCACCCCGATATCATCGAGCGCATTAAGTATTCGGAGCGTGCTATTCTCACTCCGGAGATTATCGGTGCTGTTCTGGGTATTCCAAACATCATTGTTCCTGGTGTTGCCGTTGGTACCGGTGGTATGGGTACTGCTGGTAACGCTGTTGTGGGTTCCTATCTTTGGGGCAAAGATGTTTTGCTCGCTTGGGTTCCCCCACGTCCAGGTATTAAGATCCCTGCGTTCGGTTATGAATTTGTTTGGAGCTATGGGGGTACTCCAATGATTACCGATCGCTGGCGTGAGGATAAGCGTGCGTCTGATCTTATTCGCGTGCGTCGTCGCTACGATCTTAAGATCGTTGGATATGAAATCAACCCTGCCTCTGGTGACTTCCAAAAGTGTGTCACCGGGTATTTGATTAAGGGGGCCATTGCATAATGGCTATCGTCGCTTTATCCACAGTTGGATACCAGAAGGATGATAAGGATCCTGATAGCGTCATCTGGTTCGAGCCGGATGACGAAATTAAGGGTGCTCCAGAAGATGTAGTAGCTCAGTGGTTAGCTAATGGAAGTGTTGGTGAACCTGCTCCTATTGCTGCTAATGTTATGGAAGAGAAGGACGCGTTAGAGGCTCGTGTTGCTGAGCTAGAGGCTCTGTTGGAAGAGGCTAAGAAGCCTGCTGCCCCTAGCACTAGCACGCCCGCTAAGGCCGCACCTGCCAAAGCAACTCCTTAAGGTGTAATCCATGGTTGTTCATATCACTGTCGACGAGGCGAATGCTTGGGCGGACCATTCCAAGCTTAACTTTGGGGAGCTCGACAGTGATCTTGAAGCATCGCAAGCTACCCAAGTGCTTACAAAAGTTTCGCAGGTTTACGATGTTACAAGTTGGATTACACCAGGTACTACTCCAGCATTAATTAGAAAAATAATTTCAATGCTATATGTAGGTTGGTATTATCAGCGTACATATTCCGAAGATGGTAATGTAAATAGTTATGGCCTCTTACTAATTAATGAAGCTGGTAATTTAATAGCTGGAATAATTAGTGGGGCCATAACTTTACCTGATGTACCACCTGGTACTGATCTCGGATTTAGTCAGCCAGTATTCTACCCTACGGATGCATCATCCGCATTGCAGCCTACTGATGACGATCCTAGTCTTGGGCCAGCAAAATTTAGTATGGGTAGGATTTGGTGACCACACCTAGTGGTGCTGTTAACGCACCTGGAGCTATAAGGTTTGGTCGTGCTCTACCAGTTGGGGCCAGCGTTACTTTCTCCCCATCAATAGGTTTTGTTGCTAGTCGTCTTGCTAAACTGGACATGGATATTAGGTCATTTAGAGTTCCATTGACTAGAGCAGTTCAGCAAGTAATGATCCCTAGTATTAGACAGAATTTTGATTCTGAATCAGCTCGTAATGCACCTGGAGCCGGTGGTGATTGGGAACCTCTTTCGGACTTCTCTTTAGAAATGAGAGAAAGAGGTTTAGTCAGATTCGGTGAACGTGGTGGGTCTGGAAATAATATACTAGATTCAACTGGAGCCTTAAAGCGTAAAGCTACACAGCTTAATCTTTGGACTATTGATAGGGAAAAAGCAGAAGTTCAGGATCTTCAACAGTCCGTTTGGTATGGTAAGGTTCAGCAATCTGGTTACCCTGTGGGAACTACTACTGTAAAACGTGGAGTTACTGCAGGACAATTAGGAGCTGGACTTAGGGAGCTTGGTAATATCAAGCAAGGAAAAACTGCTCCTGATGTCCCAGCTCGTCCGTTCCTTGTTATACAGCCGGAGGATGAGGATAGAATTAGAGATATATTTATAGTATGGCTTAATGAACGCGTTGCAGCTTATACTAGGTGGTAGTCGAAATAAATGACGCAAGTTGGTACATTAACTGGAAGCCTAGTAGAAGTTTGTGATTTTTTATTTGACAAAATGTTGGACAATAAAGCGACTTTAGGTTTAGCAGACGTATTCTTTGGGGATCAAGATAAAATACCAACTACCCCCGTAGTTTGTATAGAACCTGGCACTAAAAGAAATTTGCTACGTCAAGCTGCCGGTGCTAGAATGTTAGATATAGTTTTTGATTTAACTATTCTAGTATACCATAGCTTTATAACATCCCCACAGGAAAACAGAAGAGGGGCGGACTTACTAGCTGAGGCTGTTGAAGCAGTAGTCCATTCTGATAGGCAATTGGGTGGACGGGTCATTCATGGTTATTGCCCAGAGGTACAGTCAGGGTATACCACAAAGAGCGGCTCACTAGTCCGTGCAAATAAAATTAGTTATACTGCACAGTCACAGTTTTTGTTGCCAAGTTAGCCCTTAGGTTAGGAGGGATTTAATGTACAAAATTACCGTTGACCTACCCAACTTACCTCAGGGTGCATTAGTGGAGGTGGATGGTGTTGGACTCTTCAAGAATGGAGAATCCACAGACTTGCCAGAAGACTTTAATGAGGACGCTTTCATAGCCCATCATGCACCTAATAATCTAATGCAGGATCCGGCTACTTTAGAGGCTACATGGGGTGAAGATGCTCCAGAGTTTAATCTTCTAAGTGCTTTTGATTTGACTCCAGGCGTTACTATAGAAGAGTACGATTCGCCTTCGAGTCCGGTGGAAGAAGTTGTTCTAGATCCGATAGTGGTGGGCGGCTTTTCCCCCACAGATAATAAAGAAAAGCTTGTTGGCGATAGTTTGAAGGGGGATGACCAGACATGACGACACCCGGACTTGGCGCCGCTAGTATTATGGGTGTGGCCGCAGAAGTTTTGCCACCTCCAGTGTTTACTTCCGCAACTCCATCTGCCTCTGGCGGGACCATTACTGCTGGTACCTATAGGTACATAATAACTGCAATCAATGGAGCTGGGGAAACTGTTACTAGTAACGAAATAAGTGGTGTAGTTACAACAGGATCTACATCGTCAGTCGTTTTAGTTTGGGTAACTGTTGCTGGAGCTACTGGGTTTAAGTTGTATAAAACAGCTGCCGGTGGTGGTGCAGGCACTGAACTTCTTTACAAAACCGTAGGTCTTGTTACTACAGATACAGACACTACTCCTGGCACTCCAACTGGAGCATTTCCACTTATTAATACTGCTGCGAATCCTGGTGTGTATGTAGCTCCGACTAAGTACATTCCATATCTGTCTGAATCATTGAAGTATGTCCAGCAGACTAACTGGCGTCGACCAATCCGTAATACTCCTGGACTTGTCGGTGCATCTCCAGGATTCTCTAATGCAGAAGGTGACATCTCTATTGAGGCGTTGACTGACTGTATTGTTTATTTCCTGTCTGCATCGAGGTGTACTTTTACTAAGGTCGTTGCTGCACAGAATACTTATGTGTATACACCATCTGCTGTGGCTGTACCAGCTCGTACTTTGTCGATTACGATTGTTAGAAATGGTGTTGTTTACGGCTACGTTGGGTGTACCGTTGGCAGCTTCAAGTTTGAGGTTAATAACGCCGTTCTACAGTTTACTCCAACTATTGTATCTACAAATGAGACTGTGCAATCCGGTCCCACTGCGACTTGGCCAACTACTACTCCGTTTGGTGCCGGACAGTATAACTTGCAGATTCCTACTGCTACTCAGATTTTTGATTCGGATGGATTCACTTTTGAATCGAATGATAATGGAGCTGCACAGTTCCGCCTGATTAGCGCTAATACTGGTGCTCAGTTTGTTGCATTCGGTGAGTCCGAGGCTAGTATTACAATTACTCGTGACTTCTTTAACCGCACTGAATATGATGCATTTAAGGCATTGACTTCTAAATCTATTACTCTAACTGCTACTCACACTTCACCGGTTGAATCTATTGCACTTCTGTCTCCAACTTCCATCGTTGATACGTATGAAGTCAACATTGGTGGTCAAGGCGACTTGGTTCGAGCTAGCATCACTTATCAATGCGCAATCGATGGTACTGGTAAGCATTATCAGTTGACTGTTATTACGGCAGAGAATATGTCATGAACATTCAGAACTTCCTATTGATGGAGATTCTGGAACGAACTGGAACTCAAGGAATTCAGCTAAATTCACTACATGAAGGAGTACAACAGATCATGACTAGTATTTCCGCTCTCCAGGCGGCTGCGGCTAATATTTCTTCAACGGTAGATAGTACCGCTACGGATGTTGCTGCTGCCGTCGTTGCTCTTAATGACCTTGCTGCAAAGGTTGCAGCTGGAGGCTCCGTGTCTCAGGCAGATATTGATGCAGTTACGGCTACGCTGACCAGTGCCTCAGATAACCTTAGTACCGCACGTGACTCGTTGGATGCGGCCGTTGCTGTGGATGATCCGCCCGTAACTCCGACTCCGTAATTTTAGTGCCTGGTAGGTGCTTGGGTGGTTGTAGATTATGCCATCTAGCCTCTATCATTTTAAGGGGAGCAATTAAACTACTACAAATCGTAGTATATAATATTAGGCTGAGGGAGCCGAAAATGCCAAAAGCGACAGTTAGTCTCAACACCGAACGGAAAGAACTCAAGTCTCTTCCGGACGGTTATGTTGTGCTGAAAAGAATGAGTTATGGACAGTCTGTAGAGCGCCGTTCTATGCTTACCCTTGGGTTCGAAACTGATGGGAATAGTAAGGATTTCAAGGGTGAGATGGCAATGGGCAACAAGAAGATTAGCGCTTTCGAATTCGCTATTTGTGTTGTTGAACATAATCTGACTGGCGATGACGAACAGCCTTTGGATCTCACAAAGGTTGCTACTCTTGATGAATTGGATCCAAAGGTTGGTCAAGAGATTGAAAAGTATATTGGAGAGATGAATAACTTTAACGAGGAAGATCAGGGAAACTGAATAGCCGCGTCGAGGCGCACCTCTTACTACCTGGGGGAAAAGAAGCAGATGACGAAGTCAAGTTAGCACTCGAACTTACTACTCTCTGCAAATCTTTTCATTCTTTGCCTCGACAAGGCGGCATTTTAGATCAGGACTATTATCATGTAGCATTGTTGAATGCTGGATTATATGGAATGGCCAAGCTTGAGGAAAGAAAGCGTATAGAAGCAGAAAGAAAAGCTGCTCTTAATAAGAGATGAGGTAGATTAAGCTATGTTTGGAGCCAGCGAAATCTACCTCATTTTGCGTGCCAGAAATGAAGCTGCGATTGCCTTAGCTAGTACTTCTAAACAACTTAATTCCATTGCCATTGCACAGGCGCGTGTTAATGAAATGCAGGCGGCAGGAATTAAAGTTGCAGGCTCCCAAGCGGCTGCAGATTTAAAATCTGCTAAAGCAGCCAAAGCAGCAACGGTGGCTCAAATAGCAAGAGGCAAAAATCTTATTACCATAGGTGCTGGTATGGCCATTGTTGGGGGCATTGGTGTTAATGCCTTTAACAAGATGACCAATGAGGCCATTAAATATAACCAGCAAGTCTCTTTAACACTGACACAGGTTGACAAGGCTAAGGTAAGTTTCAAGGATTTATCTGATATCGGACTCCGAGTAGCGAGAACAGTCCCAGTAGCTTTTGACGATATTCAAAAATCCTTATACGATATTTTCTCCTCTTTGGACACTAATGGTCCTGGTGCGGAGAAAATTCTTAAGGCTATAGCTCAGGCCTCTGTGGGCGGCGCTACCGATATGGCC